AAGGAGGGCATTAGCCGCTGCGAGTTCTGCTAACATGTATTCCCCTTACTTGTTTACTGGTTTGCAGTATGCTGTTATTCGTTTGTCTCCTTCCTCAGAAGGTATACTTGGTTGTTTAGTTAGTTGTTCAGCAAAATAAAGACAACGATCTACATCTTGAAATCTTTGTGTTTTATTCACTATCTGGTTGTCGATCATGAAGATCAGTAGAAACTCTATCATTGTGGTGGCAGTCGCAATCGCACTCGTCACAGTCACATTCGTAACATTCACAAGTGTCGCATCTTTTCTTTTTATTCACCCCATTCTCCCGTTCTCATAACTTCAGCTAAATGGGTTGCTCTTCCTTTTACTTGTTTTGCCCAACGGGAATCAAGCATTTCTTCACCTGCCCATTGAAAATCAACTTTTTCTATGGCTTCCCACATATTAACAAATTTCATTAATCTTGGCACTCCCATATTAAATCCCATATCAACAAGACACATCTGTCGTGCTTCATCGAGTTGTAAAACAATAGGTTTTTTTGCAACCAATTCTTTTTCTACATTTTTTATATCATTTATACAAAGATAGTATGCTTCTTCTTCAGTAAGACCGTTATTAACCACGTCTTCAAGATCTCTATTCATGTGCATTAATTCACCATCGGTAATGCCACGATCTTCAAGATTTCTCCCGATACCTATAGTAGAAATACCTAGTGAATCTTTATAAGGTTCAAGCACGACTCCTTCGTGTTTGGCTACTATTTTTACAAATTCTTCTCTGTCATATTTCATAGTGCATCGCCTTTCTAGTATATACCTTACCACCATATTTTTTTAGTAAAAGAGATTTACTTCTTTTTTTTGCTGCAGATATTGCATCTGGTAAATTATCGTGAATACTTGTTGCTTTTATTTTTTTATTTATAATTAAATCTCTAATTTGATCTTCACTTAATATTTTACCATTTTGTAAAGAAGGTGCGTTATAAAATTTATTTCCTATTTTAACAGTAACAGATTTTTCAGATATTAATTCACCATCTTTTTTATACACTGGTTTTCCTGCAGTGGTTGTTTGTCCTGTTTTTTTCATTATTTTTTCTTTAACACTTCCATCTTCTTCTTGCCTGTCTTAATCTTGAGTTAGGATTCTTTGCTGCTTTAGGAAACTTTTTCATTTGTCCTGCACTTCTTGCACAAAATGACTTTCTTCTTTTAGCTGCTTTACTTCCCTTTTTAACTTTACCTGTTACTGCAGTTTTAAGTTTACTACCCGGATTTTCTCTACGATATTTAGCTACACCTTTTTTAGTCATTCCTGCACCTTTTTTGGTCGGTCTTTTATGACCCGCTTTTATAGTGTAACCTTTCATAATTTCTTTTTCTTTGGAAACCCTGCTTGCATATTTTTATATGCTTTAGCTGTTATGGTTGATTTAGATTTAGGTTTACTTGTGCCTGCTTTTTTCTTTTGGTTAATGTTATAATAAAGACCTTTTTTAGCCATCTTACCAGATTTAGTTTTGTGCATGCCTGTTTTTGCCATTTTGTACTCCTATTTTTTCTTTAACATCTTTGCTGCTTGACCTACACCTTTAATTCCAAATGATGCAGATATTGCAATAAACAATAAATACTGATACCATTCTGGAAGCGTATTTAACACTTCAAAACCATTTCTTACGTATTCTGTCATGCCCGGAATAAAAACTAAAATTGCGGGAGCTAGTAGAACTACTAAAGCAAATTCGTCTTTCCACGAATTATCTGTTGCTTGTGCCATCTTGCCTTCCCACTCTACTTCCCCTGCAGCAACCTTTTCTGCAACGGTAGCACGAGCTTTGGCTTCAGCTACTTTAGCTATTCCGTCTGCTTTTGTTTTTTCTACTTTGTTTTGAAACCAAGTGCCTGCGAGGTTGGCTATTGGTCCTATTAATGCTTGTATCACTTTCGTAGTCCTTTTGCTCTTTGCTTGTCGTGTATTAAATTTACGTGTTTCATGTAAAAATAGTTACCTACTTGGTTAAAAAAATTGGCTAGTTTAAGATGAAAGGTAATCACTGTTATTTCTTTTTCTTAATTTTACCACCACCTGTTTTTTTAGCTGGTCCTTTTCTCATGCCCCCTGCTCCTGCAAATCCTTGTTTTTTTTGAATACTAGGATTAAGACCCTTTTTAGCTTTTTTTTGAGTTTCAAAACCGCCAGATTCTTTTACAAAATTTCTAACAACTTTATTAATTGCAGTCTGTCCTCCAGAACTTCGTAGTTTATTTAATTGTTTTACAAGGCTTCTTTGTTGTCCTGCCGAAAGTAAAGATGAGATATTACCCATTTCTACTCTTTCTTTAGCAGACAAAGCTTTTTTTGATGTTTTCATTGCCCCCATTTTATTTACTCCATAATTTTTTTAAATAGTTTTGAACCATAGTTGATTTAACGGCTAAATCGTGTTGTTTGTTATTTATTGCGTGGGCGTTTACTTCGTAAAGATTACGCAACACGTAACTTTGTTCATAACTAACATTAGTAGATAACCAACCTATCAATGCTCTTCGTAATCCCCCCGTTACTTTATTTACGCTGTGGGGGTATATGATTGGAAAAAATAAAACTTGACCTGCTTTTAATTTAAAAGGTATTTCACCTATTTCATTGTCAAGTACAAATTCTCCACCTTCATAATCACTCGATAAACAAACTGTAAAACCGTAATCAAAGTAAGTGTGGTTTATTTTAGGTTCGGCTTTAAAGTTGTCAACATGTTTGTTGTAATAATCACCTTCTCTGTAGTGGTTGTAAAAATTAACCGATACACGAGTTGGGTTAATAACTGAATCAACAAACGGGTTGTGTATAATTCTTGCTGATACTAAACTTCTTATTTCATCGTCTATTTTTACAGATTCTGAATTTTTCTTTATTCCTTTTAGGGGTTGTGTTTTGTTTCCATCTTCCATGCTCGGGCAAAGTTCCAAACATCTTTTTACGTCATCTTTACTTAGTAATTGTAATAACATTGTTTACCTTTTTACTAAAGATACTCCCCCGTTTTATAAAGTAAAGAAGGCAGGTTGCCCTGCCCCCTTTTATGTAGTCTTACGTTCCAGTTGAAACTGTAGCAGCTTCTACTGGGTTTTTAGAAACGTCACACATTACAACGTGGATTCTAAAACGTAGTGCAGATTCTCCTGATGATCCACCATCGAGAATTAACGCATCGATAGTGTCAGCAGAAGTAAGCATTTTTGGGTTAGACCCTGATGCTCCAACTGCGGCGTTTAGAAAAGGTGAAAAACCCGCAGCACATGCTGATCCATCAATAAATGTATCAACGTCACCGCCAGTAAAACCTATATCCATAGTAATCTGTCCGTTACCTCTTGCTTCGAGAACTTCGAGACATCCACCAACGATCATAGTGTCAGCAGGAATGTCCATCATCTGAACAACATCTCCGCCTGTACCACCATCGGCAGTATCCCAAACTTTAGAAGTTCTAACGTAAGCTTTAGCACCATCAGCTATATGTCCTGTAGTGCCACCACCAGTAATGGTGTTATTATATGTAGCCATAAGTCAGTCCTCCCTAATTAAGCGTAGTCTATAACGCCACGAACAAGAGCTTCTTGTCTAAGTACTTTTCTTCCGAAGACATGTAACCCTCTAATAACGTCAGAGAATGATTCAGTTGAACGTACCACTTCGGTCTTAGCGATGTGAGACGCTGTAGCACAAGCTGAAATGTGACCTGCAAGAACAATATGCTCAGATGAGTCTGTTGCTAATGTAGCAGAAGCATCTGTTAATGTTACTTGGTCAGTTCCGCCTGTACTGTTTAGTGCAGTAGATTTATAACATCTAAAGCCTGCAAGAGTACCGACTGTTGCAAGTCCGTTTCTTAATGGAGAAGTTCCATCGCCTGTAACTTGTACTTCAGCGATTTTGTTCCCTGCTTGAAAAGCCTTTTCGTAGAACTTTGGAGGTGCTACGAACCATCTGTTTTCTTCAGGAACAGATTGGTCATCTAAAAGTCTTCCCATAGTAAGCATTAAGTTAATACCTGCATCGTCAGTTTCAACGTTAATAGGAGCATTTGCTGTTCCTAAAACGCCTGCAGCTTCTGTAGTAGTAGGAGTTGTACCAGATACTGCAGAAGATACAATACCTGCTCCGTCTGACATAACTTGAAGAACGTTAGCATCGTACTTTCTCTTCAAGGAGTAAGCTCCTGAAGAAGTAGACAACGCTTCCCAGTTTACATGGGAGTGTCTTTCTTCAATGTCGTCAATCTTAAATGCAAAAGCATTTGCTTGATCGACAGTTAATTGGACTTGATCGTCAGCCAAGTCTTGAGGGTTAACCACAGAACCTCTAGTATACGCTGATACAGTGATTGTAGGCTCTTTGATTATATTTACGGTGTCACCAAAGTTTTCAATTTCCCCAGTGTAATCGGTATTAGTAATATCCTCTGCAACCGAAGCACGTCTAAAGAATTTGAGAACCTTTTGGCTAAAAATTGAGGGTGCAAAATTACCACTAGGTAAGTTAGCGTACCCCGCAGATGTACCGAAAGCCATTTTTTCTCTCCTTCCTCATTTTTATGAGGTTTAGTTATTTACGTCTATTCGCCCTTCTTCTCGTGCTAGATCTATTTCTTTTTCAAGCTTTTCAAACTCCCACGATTTAAGCTTGGCGATTTCAGAACTCTTCCAAATCTTTTTGTTAGAACCTTCTTTTGTTGCAACTTCTCTTGGTTGTTGTCTTGTAACCGTTGCTGCAGCGTCTGTCGCTTCTTTTGATTTAGCAGACTTCTTTGTTGTGGTAGAGATTCCACTCTCTGCCTTGTAAAGAGATATGATTTTACCTGCCCATTTTGCATCAGTATTATTTTTATAAATACCGTCACTTAATTGTTCAGGTTGTTCATCAAGCCAACCCAAAAATTTTTCGTCAGTTTTTAACTCGTGAAAGTCAGGGTGCAATCGAAGAAGTTCTTCAAATGCTTTTTCTTTTTCAAGATTTTTTTCCCGTTTTTTTACAGAGTCTATTTCCTCACGAAGTCTTGCAACTTGAGTTTGAGTTTGCAGCCCTGATACTGTTTCAACAACTTCAAAAACATCGGGGTATTTTTCTTTAAATTCCTCTAGTTCTTCAAGTGTCTTTGGTGGTTTTGTGCCTGTTGGCATTTCATACGCACGCTTTTTAACAGTTTCTAATTGGCTTTGAAGTTCTTCACGTTCATCTTTAAACTCGTTGAGTTTTGCATCGTAATGTTTTTTTAAATCATCGTAACGCTTTTTGTAATCGTGATCTTCTTCTTTTACCTTTTTTGCTGCAAAACTGGTATCACTCTGTTGAGTAGCCACTTCTTGTGTGGGGTCATTTTGAGCTTCCTCATTTTGTTGCTCTTCTTGTTGCCCTTCCTCATCATCTTTGTAAACTTCCTCTCGGTATTTACCTCGATAAAGATTAGGGTTATTTGTTACTCCAAAGGAGTCGTTTGGTTTGTTGGCTCTTACACCTCTTACTTTTGTTGTTGCCATAGTTTTACACCTCATTTATGCAGTGCCACTGGCTGTGGGTAGCTGCTTCGGTTTTGGTCAGTGCCACTAATACGTGGGTAGCTGACTAAATTCCTAATTTCTCTATACG